CCCACACCCCCAAACACCCCCCCTATATCCCCCCGCCGAGAGGGAAAGGCGAGCGCGCGGAGCCGGCGCTGCCCAGCCGAGTGGGCCCCGTCGCAGGCCGTGTTGGACCTCGGGATCGACGAGGGGCTGACGGCTGGCGAGATCGAACGGGAGTTGGCGATGCTCCGCGATCACGAGTTCCGAGACCCGCGATCCGATTGGGACGCAGTGGCCCGGACCTGGCTGCGCAAGGCGGCCAAGCAGAAACCCAACCTCAGACTGGTTCAGACCCATGAACGACCTGACACCCCTTCCGCAAAACGAGCCGCTCGCGAGGACAACTACGCTCGCGCTTTCGCGGGGTTTGACGTCGCTGTTGACCGACTCCGAGAGGAGCGATGAGGCGGCGGCCCAGGCCCTGGCGGCAAGCCCCTTCCTCGACGAGGCCAGGGTGAACCTGCCGCTGCTTCGCAACCGGGCCCTGGCGCCAGCTGGCGAAGCCGGGGTGCGGGAGATCGTCGGCAAGGCGCTGCTGTCCTATCCGCAGCCAGACCGGGGCGCTGCGGAGTGGACGGCCTGGTGGGAACCCTACATCGCGCTGTGCGCCAGCCAACCGCTGTCGGCTCTCCGTCTCGGGATGCTGGAGCATATGCGGGGGCCGAAGCGGGAATGGTTGCCCAAGGCAGGGGACCTGCTGGAGATCTCCAGGACCGTCCGCACCCCGGCGGCGATCGCGGTGGATCGCATCCGGCGGGCGCTGGACCTGACGCAGCCGAAACCGCGGTTCGTCCAAGGAGGGACGCCGGCCCCGCTCACGGCGGAGGAGCGGCAAGAGGCGATCGACCTCGCCCAATGTCTCGCCGAGACTCTGAAGGCCAAGGGCCCGAGCTTCGCACGACCGCCAGCGCAGGGTGCAGTTGGCGAGGACGGCCTCACCGATCGGATGCGGGCGCTGATCGGCGCGCAGACCAGATCCGGTGTCTCTGCATGACCCGTGAGTCCCGCATCGACGCTATCGTCCGCGCCCGGCTGGCCGGCCTGCTGAAGCGGTGTCGTGCTCGCGGAATTGAGTACGTGACGGCAAGCCCAAAGAGACCGGGGGGCGTGGTCTCCGTCGTGAAGTCAGCGTGGCGTGAACAGGTAGGGGAGGGAACATGACGAAAGGATCAACCCGGGGAAAGCCGTTCGACCCTGCGGAACGCGAGCGCCAAAGAGCACTGGAGGCGGCCTCGCGCGAAAGCAAGAAGGCGCAGGAAGCGGCGGACGCCGAACGGCTCGCAGCCGAACGGGCGAACCGGATCGACGTCATCCACATGATCCAGGATCAGCCCGGCGAGACGCGGATCTCCGCCACATCAGACGCGCCACACCGAAGGCTGGACGTCTTTTCTCTGATGCGGGAGCGCAAGGCGATCACCGGCGACCATGAGCTGGCGGTGCGCCGGCTGCAAGACGACATCGCCCAGGCCCGGCCCATCCTCGGTATCAGCCAGATCGGCGACCGGGTGCAGAGCACCCTGCAACCGGAGGAGTCGGCCTCTCAGGCGTTCAGGCGTGCGAAAGCTCGGGTCGAGGCCATGGACAAGGCGGCCAAGGCCCTGGCGGCGGTTGGGGACAGCGACGGCCTGCTGATGACCGCCCTCGTCGTACCGCTCGCCAGCGGCGCCCTGACCCGTTGGCGGTACACGGTGGAGAGGATCACCGGCGAGACCAATGACCACGCCCAGGGCGCCCGCATCCGCTCCGCGTGCCAGCGCCTGATGGAGCACTACCGGGCGCTGGACAACGCGCCTCGCCGATCTTCCGTAACGGTCTATCTCGGCGAGATGATTTCGAGGGCCGAAGAGGCCGCTTGAGTGTCAAGCATAAATCGAACATGCCCAAGGGACCTAAGCGCCCGAAGCGCCCCGCCGACACCACCGCCAACGCCGTCCACGTCATGCGCGTCCTGACGGGCGAGGCGGAGGACAATCTCCCCGAGGACGATGGCAAGGACCCAGCCGCGAAGGCGTTGGGCGCCAAGGGCGGCGCGGCGCGAGCGAAGGCCATGACGCCTGGGCGGCGAGCGGAGATCGCGCGGGCGGCGGCGAAGCGCCGATGGGCGAAAGATGCATAGGTTTTGTAATTTTTCGGCTTGATTTGCAGATTTCGGGCGCTTGACCGTGTACATGACCTATGCCATAAATCCCTTGTCTCCCGCTTCGCGCCCACGCGCAGGCGGGTTTCGTGTTTCAGCGGCGGCGTGGACGGACACGCGGGCTGGCGGGGCGTCAAGGGCCTGTCGCTAGGAGCCGGGGAACTCGACCCTCGTGAGGCCCCGACCCGGATCGGCCAACGTTCCGCGGCGGACCAGCCAACAGCGAACGGACGCCCCTCGCCGGTATGCAAGCCCGGCCCGCTGAACCCCATTCCCACGGAGGTCGCTGTGACACCTGACGACCTGAAGGCGTGGGCCGAGACCGCTCGCCCCGGCAACTCCGTCGTCTATTTCTCCGGCACCGCCGCGGCCAAGAGCCCCACGCTGAACGTCGCCCGCCAGCTTCTGCGGTCGGGCAAGGTGACGCTGATCCAGCGCCGTGTTCGGCCAAAGCATCTTGAATATTCCGCCGTGCGCGTCTCGGCTGCGGCGGCTTGAGCCGCCCGCGTCCCGGGATACGTCCCCCTACCAAGCCGGTGACTGCGCCAGGGTTGATCCTGGGGCGCATAGCCGGGATCAGGGCTTGGCAGCGGCTTTGGCCCGGCGGAAGGGCGACAGAATCCGGGCGCGGCGGCTTCCGCGCATAGCAGAAGCAGACCCAACCATGTTCACGATCAAGCTCTACGCGGATCAGGGTTACCGGCAGAGGATCATCGAGGCCGAGAGCTTCACGCTGCTACGCCCTTCGGACGGTAGCGTAGAAATCACGCTGCATGGCGTCCGCCTCAACGGCGAGATGATGGACTGTCGCTTCGACCTGGGGGCGCCCCCTCGCGCCGACAATCTGCCCTGGGACAAGGCGATCATCGAAAACGCCCACGGGAAGACCACCGAGATCATCTATTCGGACGACGCCTTCTCGCGCGCTTGCAGCCAAAGCGCAGAAACACCGTCAAGCGGAAAATCACTCCGCGAGAAAGAAAATTCGCGGTCAGCCACGCGCCACAATCCCGCATAGCGCTGAACCCTGACGCCGGTGGCTGCACCGCGAATCCCCTCACCACCCGGAGCGACCGATGCCGGCGAATGCACGCGATCTGAATGTGATCACCGTGCATTCAAACCCCGTCCGCTATGCTTCCCGCGCCCGTCTCCACCTGGAGCATCAGGCCCGGATGGCGGAAGCCGGCGTCACCCTATGGGTAGTGGAGGCCGTCTTCGGCGATCGGGCTCCCGAGGTCACCGACCCTTCGAACCCCCGCCACATCACCGTCCGTTGCGACAGCGAGGTCTGGCTCAAGGAGGCCATGATCAACCTGGCGGCCGAGAAGATCCCGGCCGACGCGAAGTACCTGATGTGGCAGGACGCCGACATCCGCTGGCTCCGCAGCGACTGGGCGACAGAAACTATCGAGGCCCTGCAGCACTACCGGGTCGTCCAGCCGTTCACCAATGTGATCGATCTCGGACCGGAAGGCGAGGTCATCCAGACCCACCGCGGCTTCGCGTACCTCTACGAGAAGGGGCTGAAGCCCGGCCTCAAGTACGGCGAGTTCCTGCACCCCGGCTACGCCTGGGCATGGCGACGCTCGGCCTGGGATGCTGTCGGCGGCATGATCGACCGCGCCATCTGCGGCGCTGCGGATCACCACATGGCATGTGCTCTGATCGGCCTGGGCGAAACCAGCGTGCCGGGCAACGTCGCCGACGGCTACAAGCGGATGGTTTCCGCCTGGCAGGCCCTCGCCGAACGTCACGTACAACGGGACATCGGCCACATCCCCGGGACGATCACCCACGACTTCCACGGCTGGAAGGCCGACCGCAACTACGTCTCCCGCTGGTCTATCCTCTCTGAGACAGGGTTCGACCCCTACACGGACCTGACCAAGGACAGTTCTGGGATGCTGCGCCTCAACCCGGCTAAAACCTACCTCCGCGACCGCCTCAGGCAATACTTCCGTCAGCGCATGGAAGACGCTCAGCGCCGATCCTGGCCGGTCTGAATGCACACCGTCGCAACCTTCGTTGGCCGCAAATACGGGACTTGGCTCCGATCGGACTACACCTTCCCGACCCAAGCCGAAGCGCAGGACTACGCCAACCGCCTCCGCACCGCTGAAGCGAGGGCGGACGTGTTCAGGTTCACGCGGCGGGTTGTGGCGGCGTAGTTCGGCGCAAAATGCAAGACTGGTCTGGTCGATCGCGGGGGTTTGACCCGGCGTGTACCGCAGAGCGCAAGATTTGGAGACTCCGATGGCCGCTAAGGCGTCGAAAGGCGCCGGTGAGCCTAAGCCGCCGGTGGATTGGGAGGCGATTGAGCGCGAGTACCGCGCCGGTCAGTTGTCGCTGCGCGAAATCGCCAGGCAGTTCGATGTTTCCGACACGGCGATCCGCAAGCGCGCCAAGGCCGACAGCTGGACGCGCCCGCTGGCGGATAAGGTTCGCGAAGCGGTCCGCGAGAAGCTGGTTCGCGCCGATGGTTCGCACGCAGGTTCGCGCCCCCAACGCGCGAGCGATGAGGAGATTGTGGACGGTGCTGCCGACCGCGGGTTCGCAGTCGTCACGTCGCATCGGCGCGATCTTGAGCAGCTCCACGGCCTGAAGCGCATCATCGCGACCAGACTAGCCACACATCTCACCGGCGGCGAGCCGGACGGGCCGTTCCTGGGCGACAAGGAGTCCCCCGGGGATCTGCTGGAGAAACTATCGCGCGTGACCGGCCGCCTGATCCCTCTGGAGCGACAGGCGCACAATCTCGATGAACAGGACGGCGGCGGACGAGATCAGGAAGCGGTGGGCGCTGCCGGACAGCGAATCCTGCGTCTCCTGGCTGCTGAAGAATAGGCGGGATTACCTCCGCAAGCTGACTCTCGCTGAGATCGACGGCCTCGGATTCGACTGGCCGATGAACGGCCGACCCGACCAGATGCCTCCGGGCGGTGACTGGTCGACGTGGTTGCTGCTGGCGGGCCGTGGGTTCGGGAAGACGCGCACCGGCGCTGAGTGGGTGCGGGCGAAGGCGATGGCGGCCATCGGGCCCGGCGCCTTGGTCGCGCCGACTGCGGCCGATGCGCGGGACGTCATCGTGGAAGGGCCGGCCGGCATCCTGGCGATAAGTCCGGAGTCCGAGCGCCCGCTCTACGAGCCATCGAAGCGCCGACTGACGTGGCCGAACGGCGTCACGGCAACGCTGTTCTCTGCGGACGAACCGGACCGTCTTCGTGGGCCACAGCATGCCTGGGCATGGCTGGACGAGTTCGCCGCCTATGCGGATGCTCAGACGGTCTGGGACATGATGAGCTTCGGCCTGCGCCTCGGGGATAAGCCGCAGGCGTTGGTCACCACGACGCCGCGACCCAAGCCCATCATCAGGGCCCTGATCGCCGATCCGCTGACGACTGTGACGCGGGGGCGCACCCGAGACAACGAGGGCAACCTCGCGCCCGCCTTCGTCGACAAGATGGAGAAGCGCTACGCCGGCACCAGGCTCGGGCGCCAGGAGCTCGACGGCGAAGTCTTGGACGACACGCTCGGCGCCCTTTGGACGTGGGCGGTGATCGAGCGCTGTCGCGCCCGCAACGACGGCAGAGTGCCCGACCAGTTCCAGCGCGTGGCGATCGGCGTCGATCCATCTGGGTCTGACGGCGAGACCGGGGACAGCCAGGGCATCGTTGTCGCCGGGCTTGGCTACGACGGCAAGGCCTACGTCCTTGAGGACGGCAGTGTCCGGATGTCGCCTGACGGCTGGGCGAGGGTCGTCAAAGGTCTATACGACACATACTTGGCCGACCGCGTCGTCGCAGAAAAGAACTACGGCGGCGCCATGGTGGAGGCGGTTCTCCGCACGGCGTCTCGGTCGATGGCTGTGACTATGGTCACCGCGACGCGCGGGAAGCATGTCCGTGCCGAACCGGTCGCGGCGCTCTATGAACAGGACCGGGTCGTCCACGTCCGTCCGTTCCCTGAACTCGAGGAACAGATGACCCAGATCACCACCACGGCTTGGATGGGGGAGGGGTCGCCGGACAGGCTGGACGCTCTGGTGTGGGTTCTGACCGATTTGATGATCGGCGACGGCGTCGACCTTGAGACGTGGGCGAAGCTGGCGGGGTGATCGATGGCCGATAAGCCTCGCGTCCGCGTCCAGGCGGGTTCCACAAGGGACGCCGCCACCCACGACAGCTATCAGAACTTCCTGTCCAGGGTCGGGCTGGGGACACAGAACCAAGCCAGCGCCTCGACCTACGGCTTCAACCCGATCAGCCGCAACCGGACACTGCTGGAATGGATGTATCGCGGCAGTTGGGTCGTCCAGCGGGCCGTGGACTGCGTCGCCGAGGACATGACGCGCGCCGGCATCGAGCTGCGCAACATGCCCGCGGACGATCAGGACAACTTCGCCGAGGGCCTCGACCATCTCTGCGTCTGGGAATCGCTGACCGACACCGTCCGCTGGGCGCGTCTCTTTGGGGGCGCCATTGCGATCATGCTGGTCGACGGGCAGAACCCTGAGACGCCGCTCAACGTGGGTACGATCGGCAAGGATCAGTTCAAGGGACTTCTCGTTCTGGACCGCTGGCTTGCGTGGCCGTCGCTGTCCGATCTGGTCACCGACCTCGGCCCCGACCTCGGCATGCCGAGGTTCTACGATGTCCCAGCCGGGATGCCCGGCCTGCCGGCGATGCGGGTCCACTATACCCGCGTGATCCGGATCGACGGGCAGAAGCTGCCGTACTTTCAGAAGTGGTCCGAGAACGGCTGGGGCGCGAGCATCATCGAGGTGCTCTACGACCGCCTCATCGCGTTCGACTCCACGACGCAGGGAGCGGCGCAGCTCGTCTACAAGGCCCACCTCAGAACGGTGAAGGTGGACGGGCTGCGGGGCATCATCGCCGCCGGCGGTGCGCCGCTCGCCGCGCTGACCAAGATGTTCGAGATGATCCGTCTGATGCAGACGAACGAGGGGCTCACGGTCCTCGACGGGAAGGACGAGTTCGAGTCGATCCAGTACACCTTCTCCGGTCTCGATAGCGTGCTCCTCCAGTTCGGCCAGCAGCTCGCCGGCGCCCTGGAGATCCCGCTCGTGCGCCTCTTCGGTCAGTCTCCAGCCGGCCTCAACGCCACCGGCGAGGCCGATCTGCAAATCTACAACGAGGGCATCGCATCGAAGCAGAAGAGCCGCTTGAAGCGCGGCATCGGGACGATGCTGCAGGTTGCCTATCGGTCGATCAAGGGAGTGCCCCCGGCGGCTGACTTCGGGTTCAAGTTCAACCCGCTCAAGGAGATGAGCGACCAGGACAAGGCCGAGGTTGCGGCGAAGGAAGCTGAGGCCGTGGTGGGCGCCTTCAGTGCTGGAGTCATTGATCGCGGCCAGGCGCTGCGCGAGCTGCGCCAGTCCGGCGACCGGACCGGCCTCTTCGCCCTGATCACCGACGAGGAGATCGAAGAGGCCGATCAGGATCCGCCGGCCGGGGAGGGCGCTGATCCATCCGATCCGTCGGCCCCTACCAATCCCGCGCCGTCCGACGACGACCCTCGTCGCAGCATTGATCCGAACGCGCCGACCGACACGCCGGACATCAATCATCTGCAACCGGGGTCGCTGCGGGTCGTCGCGTGAGCCGGCACTTACACATCCACATCCATGTCCGCACTCGCGATACATGGGAGGAGAGCGACCATCCGCGCGCCGACAATGGCCGATTTGGATCGGGCGGTGGTGGTTTACGCGTATCCGGAGGCAAGGTCTCAGGCGGCCATGAACTGAACTTCAACGAGACCAGCCCAGAGGCGCCCGCCCGAGAGCCCGGCGTGAAAGCCACGCCTCGCCAGGGAACATGGAGTGCGCCCGGGGTCAGCGCAGAGCGGATCAGGGCCCTTGCCATCCCGCCGGGATGGCGGTCGGCGACGATATCGAAGGACCCCGACGCCGATCTCCAGGTGATCGGGACCGACGCCAAGGGCCGCCCGCAATACCGCTACAGCGAGGCGTTCTCGAAATCCAAGGCTGCTGAGAAATTCGAACGCATCGGAACCTTCAACGCTGTTGCGCAGAGGCTGGGCGACGCCACCGCAGACGCAATGGCGAAGGGAAACGATGCCGCTGCCGCCGTCCGCCTGATGCTTATGACCGGCATGCGGCCGGGCAGCGAGAACGATACCGGAGCCGAGAAGAAGGCGCACGGCGCGACGAATCTGCGCAAGAGTCACGTCCGCGTCGAGGGCGATACCGTCCACTATGCCTTTGTCGGCAAGGAGGGCGTTGACATCAAGAACTCCGTGACGGATGGAGCCCTGGCGGCGTACATCTCGCAGAAAGCCGCTGGCTCACCCAGTGACCGGCTGTTCAACACGGACGAAACTAAAGCGCGACAGTATCTTAAGAGTATCTGTGGCAACGAGTTCAAGTCCAAAGACCTGCGGACGCTGAAGGCCAACACAATGGCCAAAGATCTGGTGGCCGCGAGAGGCGTACCCGCGTCTGACGCGGAGTATCGAAAAGCTGTCAATGAAGTCGGAGATATGGTAGCATCCCAGCTCGGAAACACGAGGGTGATGGCTCTGGGGAGCTACATCAACCCCGCCGTGTTTGATGCCTGGAGGATGGCCATGACCGACAAGCCGACCACGGACGCCGCCCCGGCGCCGAAGAACAGCATGGAAGAATGGAAGCGGGGCTCCGCCGCTCTCCGCGGGCTCTTCGACTCCATCAGCTACGCCGGGAACGTCCGGCCCAAGATGGCGGATGCCGATGGCGATGAGGGGAACGACTGACCGTATAGTGGAGGACGAAGCCCGTCGCATCCGCTACCGAGACCGGGCCAGGAAACAGCCCGGCATCTTCCGGGTTCGCCGCCAGGAGGCGTTCTTCGCCCGCCAGCTCCGCAAGATCGCGGGGCACGTCGGCGAGATCATAAAAGCTTGGTCTCTCGATAACGGAGGGGGGCTCGATCCTCGGGCCGTTCCGCGCCTCGAAGCGCAGCTCGCCAAGTACGCAGAGGTCGTCAGGCCCTGGGCCCGCGCCACGGCTGGCCGGATGCTGGCGGAGGTCGCCGCCCGGGACAGGCAGACCTGGGCGGAACACGCCGGCGAGATGTCGGCCGCGCTGAAGCGGGAACTGCGGGACGCGCCGACCGGTACGTTCCTGAGGGCGCGGCTCGAGGAGCAGGTCACCGAGATCACCTCGATCCCGACCGACGCCGCGCGTCGGGTCCAGGAACTGACGATCAAGGGGCTGGAGGACAGCAAGCGCGCCTCGACCTACCTCGATGACATCATGCGGTCCGGGGACGTCGCCAAGGGCCGGGCGAATATGCTGGCCAGGACCATGGTGTCGACCACGGCATCTGGCCTGGTCGAGGCGAGGGCGGTTCACGCCGGGTCGGAAGGGTACATCTTCGAGACCTCGAAGGATGTGGAGGTCCGGCCGTCACATCGGGTGATGCAAGGCAAGTTCATCCTGTGGGCGCAGCCGCCGACGATCGAGGGCTACACCGCACACGCAGGATGCTTCGCGAACTGCAGGTGCTGGCCAAGACCAGTATGGCCGAGCTTCGACTAATCTCCGTACGGGACAAGCTGGTCGTTCAACCTCTCGACCTCCGCATCCTCGATCATATCGAGGATGTCTTCGTCCCAGGCCCGGCTGTTCGAAAACCGCCGGTCGATTCGCACTGAAACGACCTCTTCGATGACGCCGCCGTAGAACAAGAGGGTGACCTCGGCCTCGCCGATAAAGAACGGCACCGGACCGCTGGTCGACGCTCCCACGGCTTGAACGGCCTCCACTTCGCCGGGCGCGGCGATCATGCGCCTCACCAGGGCGATGGCTTCGGCCTCGCTGACACCCTTCATCGGCCTAATCCTACAGGCCAGCGCTCAAGGAACCAACCATGCTGAAGAAGCTGCTTGCGGCTACGACCGCGCTCGCCCTGTCGCTGTCGCCGGCGGCGGCTCTGGCCCAGGCCTACCCGGTCAACAATCCGGCTTACATCCCGACCGCCGTCCTGGCGGCGACCTCGTGTTCGGCCGCCTGCACGGTGACGCTGAACACCAACGGCGTCGGCACCGCGACCTTCCGGATCTCCGGATCCGGGACCGGCATCGCCGCGACGGCCCAGGTGTCGAACGATCGCTCGATCAGTCCGACCTACACCAACACGACGTCCTATCCGGTCGGCGGCGCTCCGGTCGCGACGATCACCTCGGCCGGGCTCTATCGCGTCAACACCAATGGCGCCTCGTCGGTCCGGCTGAACGTGACCGCCGTGACCGGCTCGATCACCATCACCGGGGCTGCGACACCGGCCAGCTTCGCCGTGATCGACCTGCCAGAGCGCAAGTCCACCTACTCGGCGGGGATCACCGGACTCTCGCCGGCCGCCTCGGCTACCGATCTGCTGACCATCACCGGCTCGGCCACGACCACGGTCCAGATCGACCACGTCGAATGCCGCGGCATCTCGACCGCAGCCGCCACCGCCGTCATCCAGGCAGTGATCCGCTCGACCGCGGACACCTCGGGAACCTCGACCGCTCCAACGGCCGTTCCGCACGACAGCAACGACGCCGCAGCGACCGCCGTTGTGGCGGCCTACACCGCCAACCCGACCCTGGGCACATTGGTCGGCGTCGTCCGCACCGGCGCCCTGACCACGACCACAGCGGCCTCTTCGGCCGTCTCGCCGCCTGGCCTGGTGTGGGATTTCGGCTCACCACCGATGCAGGAGATCACCCTCCGTGGCGCGGCCCAGCAGTTCGCGCTGAACGCCAACGCGACCTCCCTCACCTCCGGCGCCTCGCTCGATTGCTCGATCACCTGGACCGAAGAATAGGGCCGAAATGACCTTCCGGACGCTCGACCGATCCTCGGACATCTACACCGTCGAGAAGGTCGGGCGCACCCGGGAGGTCACTGCGGCGGGCTACCTGCTCTGCCGGGACGTGCCGATCGCGCGCACCGGCGAAATGCTCTATGCGGCAGGGGAACTGAAGGACGATGACGGTAAGGCCCTGGAGGCCGGCCCCGACGGCATCATCCACGTCACCCGCGACGAGGCCGAGGTTTTCCGGCCCGAAACCATCGCCTCGGCCAACGGCCAGCCGATCACGGACGATCATCCCGACGACGATGTCACGCCGGCGACGTGGAATGAACTGGCGGTAGGGATCGTCCTCAACCCTCGCCGAGGCGAGCGGACCGAAGATCAACTCCTGATCGCCGACTTCCTGATTACCAACAAGGACGCCATAAAGGCAGTACAGGACGGCAAGCGCGAAGTATCGTGCGGCTATGACGCCAGTTACGACCAGATAAGCCCGGGCAGGGCTGTTCAGCGCAACATCATCTATAACCATGTCGCCCTCGTCGAACACGGCAGGTGCGGCCCACGATGCTCCATCGGAGACCATGATATGACCACACGCGTCACCGTCCGCCCGAACTGGAAGGACAAGATCATCAACGCCTTCAAGACGAAGGACGAGGCGGCCCTGAACGAGGCGCTGCAAGGCGTCCCAGCGGACGCCGCGGTGGACCCCGACGACGGCGGAAACCACGTCCACATTCATCTGAGCGGAGGCGAGGACAAGCCGGTCCCGACCAGCCCGGACGCCGCGCCGCCGGCCGAAGCGGCCCCGGCCTGGTTCGACGCCTACACCAAGACTGCGGACGAGCGCTTCGGCAAGATCGAAGATGCTCTGACGGCCCTCGCCCCCAAGCCAGACCCGACGCCCAAGCCGGATGGCGAGACCACCGACGAGGACCTGAACGTCGAGCCCGATGGCTCGCCCGTCCAGGACGAGGACACCGATCCAGAGGGCGAGAAGAACCCGCTGAAGACGGGCGACAAGAAGACCCGCGACGCGGCCATGAAGTCCGACTTCCAGGACGCCGTGTCCCGCGCCGAGCTGATCATCCCCGGCGTCAAGGTCCCGACCTACGACTCGGCCGACCCAAACAAGGCGACCTGCCTCTTCCGCCGCCGCGTCCTGGCCCGCGCCAGGTCCCACGACAGCGCCGGCAAGCTGGTCGCCTCGGTTCTAGGCAAGAACGCCGACCTCAAGACCATGACCTGCGACGCGGTGACGATCGCCTTCAACGCCGTCTCGGAGCTGGCCAGGACCGCGAACAACAGTGTCTCGCGGATCGGCACCTATGACCGGACCACGGCGACCGGACAGCCGCGTAACCTGCTGGCCGACATGAACAAGAAGGCCAAGGAAGTCTGGGCCGACAAGGTCTGAGCCCCCTCAACGCTGACACCGACGCCGCAGGGCGTCCCACATTTCGGAGACACCCATGACCGCTCTACTCTACCGGATGCCTGCCGGCATCGCGGGCGCCCTCAGCCGCCCCGACAACGCCAACGTCGAGCCGGTGGCCCTGGACTCGACCTATACCTTCTCGGCCTATGGCCGGTTCGGCAAGACCTCGGCTTCGGGCACCTTCATCCCGCTGGTGGCCAACGACGCCGCCTCGGTTATTACCGGGATCCTGGTTCGGCCGTTCCCGACGCAGTCCGGCGGCACGGCCTTCGGCCCCGGTACGCCGCCGCAGGCCGGCGGCATCGGCGACCGCCTGCAGCGCGGCTACATCTCCGTCGTCCTCAACTGGGGCGCCGCGGTGAAGGACGGGCAGGTCTACGTCTGCAACGTCGCTTCGGGCAACCAGGTCGTCGGCGATATCGGCGCGACCAACCTCGGCGGCGATGCCGTCGCGGTCCCCGGCTGCTACTTCACCGGCCCGTCGGACACCACCGGCGCCGGAACCGACGTCATCGGCCAGGCCGAAATCTTCTACGACCGCGCCTGATCCCAGCCGCCCGCAAACCCTCCTCACAAGGACACGCTCTGATGCTGCATACGCCCTCGCGCGCGTTTGCGGGCGCCTCCCCGCTCGCCCTCGCCGCCGCTGGTGAACTCTGGACGCCGAAGAAGCCGGCGCTGATCCGGGCCCGCACCCGCGACAACATGATGACCTTCGACGCCCGCACGGTAGATTCCACCGGCGCGTTTCTGATCGGCGAGTTGGAGCGTCTCGACCAGACCCTTCACGATCCGCTGGTGGCGGTGACCTGGTCGCGCGACATCCAGCTGCGCGAAGATGTCACTATCGCCGACGAAGTCTCGTCCTTCACCAACTCGACCTTCGCTTCGACGGGCGGCGCCCGGCCGAACGGGAAGAGCTGGATCGGCAAGGACGCGAACGCCATCGCGTCGATGCAGCTCGACATCAACAAGATCCCCCAGCCCCTGACGCTGTGGGGCGAGATGATCAGCTACACCATCCCCGAACTGGAATCGGCGATGAAGCTCGGTCGTCCCGTCGATGCGCAGAAGTACGAGGGCCTGAAGCTGAAGCACCAGATGGACATCGACGAGATGGTCTATACTGGCGACACCGATCTGAACTACTACGGCCTCACCAACAACACGACCGGCGTCACGCCGCAGAACTACGCGAACGGCGCATCCGGCTTCCCGCAGTGGGCACAGAAGACCGCCGACGAGGTGCTAGCCGACATCAACACGGCGCTGACCACGACCTGGGCGAATGCGGGCTGGGCGGTCATGCCGTCCGACTTCCTGATCCCGCCGCTGCAGTTCGGCTACCTCACCACCGCGAAGGTCAGCCAGGCCGGAAATATGTCGCTCCTGAAGTACATCCTGGAGAACAACATCACCACGCAGTCCGGCGGAAAGTTGTCGATCAGACCGCTGAAGTGGCTGATCGGACGGGGCGCCGGCGGTACTCCCGGCGTGCTGAACACCGTCGACCGCTCGGTGATCTACACCAACGACAAGCTGCGAATCCGGTATCCGATGACGCCACTTCAGCGCACCCCGTTGGAGTATCGCTCGCTCTACCAGAACACGACCTACTATGGCCGTCTCGGCGTCGTCGAGTTCGTCTATCCTGAGACCGTCTCGTACTTCGACGGCCTCTGATCCGAACCCCGAGTCCAGGAGCAACCATGAAGACGATCAGCGTCGCCAAGGCATTCAAGCTCAACATCGGCGGCAAGATGCTCGACATTCCAGCGGGCGTTCAGGCGGTCGATGATGCGGTCGCCGATCACTGGTACACCAAGGTTCACCTCTCTGGGGGCGGCCTTGGTGCGCCGGCTTATGCCGCCGGCGCCCGCGCCTCGGCTGACACCGCCTATGTCAAGGCGAAGGAAGCCCTGGCCCTCTACGCCGAGATGGAGAAGGCGGCGCTCGACGCCGAGACCGCCGCGAAGGTGGAGGTCCAGGCCCCCGCGTTCGAGCGCCTCGGCCCGCTGCCCGACCTGGAGGAGCAGTTCACCGCGCCTCACCCGGCGCCGCCTCCAGCCCCCCCGGAGCCCGCCACGCCGACCGACTTCGACGCCATGAGCGACGACGACCTCCGCGCCCTCATCAAGGCGCGGGACGGTCGGACCCCGCATCCGGCGACGAGCCGCGATAAGCTCCTGGCCGCCGCGGGCGGCGACAAGGCGACATCGGCCGAGATCGAGGCTGACGTGACAGAGACCGGCGCCGCAGCGGTCTGATGGACCCGGCGCAGTTCGTCATCGACTTTCCGGAGTTCGCCGACGCGAACCTCTACCCGGTCAGCCTGATCACCTTCTGGCTGAACGTCGCGACGCAACTGGTCAACGCCGGCCTCTGGCAGGGCCTGACGAACGTCGGCATCGAGCTCCTCGCCGCTCACAATCTCGTCCTTGAGGTCCAGGCGGCGCGGGTCGCGAACAACGGGGCTCCCGGCGGTATCGCCCAGGGCCCGATCGCCGCCAAGAGCGTCGACAAGGTGAGTATCAACTTCGCGGTCGAGGCCGCGAAGGAAGAGGGCGCCGGCCAGTACAACACCACGACCTACGGCCAGCGCTATTATCGCCTCGCGATGATGTTCGGGGCTGGCGGCCTGCAGCTTTGAAGTCCGGCGCCAAGGTCACCCGCGACCACACCAAGGACCTTGCCAAGACCCTCAAGGCGATCGCGGCCGAGCGCGTGCTTGTCGGCGTGCCATTGAGCACAGCGGATCGAAAACCCGATCCTGACGATCCTGAGCCGATCAGCAATGCCGCCATTGGGCGGATCATGGAGTTCGGCTCGCCAGCGGCAAATATCCCGGCCCGGCCACACCTGGTTCCGGCGGTCGATGCCCAGAAAGGCGCCATTACCAAGCGATACAGGGACGCAGCGAAGATGGCCCTGAATGGCAATGTCGAGGCGCTCAAGATTGCCCACACCGTCGTCGGGCAGGAAACGTCCGATGCGGTGAGGCTGAGGATCGAAACAGGCCCGTTCGCGGCGCTGGCGCCGATGACGATCGCGGACCGCAAGCGCCGCGGTATCGATAGCGAGCAGCCCCTGATCCGCACCGGTCAATACCGGACCGCCATCACCTTCGTGATCCGCAAGGCCAGCTGACGGAGCGCCGATGCCCGATATCGACGTCAGCGACCTGCTTTTCGATCCCGACGTGGTCGAGTGCGGCGGCGTCACTGTCCAGCGCCGCCAGGAGATCGTCGACAGCCACGGCCGGCTGACACTCCAGATCGCGACGTTCTCCAATGTCATCGCATCGGTGATCCCGATCGCCGATGCGCCAATGATCCGCGGACCGGAACAGCAGACGCTGCCGCAGCTCATCGAGGTCCACACCACCTTCCGCCTCCAGGGCATCGCGTCCGGGTTCCAGCCTGACATCGTGGTCTGGAACGGGACGCCGTTCGTCGTCAACAAGGTGCAGAATTTCTCCAAGTACGGCGGCGGCTTCGTGCAGGCCGACTGCTCGTCGATCTCCAACATCGACCAGCCCCCCTCCGGCCCGGCGACGTGAGCGATTCCTCGACGGGCGGATATCTCGCCCCGGCACTGAGCCCAGGGCCGCTCGAGGACGACGCGCTCGACGACTTCATCCAGGAGTTCGTCGTCGGCATCACCGCCCTGGACGGCCAGTACGTGCGCCCACGCTGGCAACCGGAGCCGCCGAACCTGCCGCCGGAGGATGTCAATTGGGCCGCCGTGGGGATCGCCTCGCGAGAGGGCGACACCTACTCGGTCGAGCTCCATGACCCGGCCGGCGACGGCGCCGACATCGTCATCCGTCACGAGACCCTGAACATCCTGGCCACCTTCTATGGGCCGGCCAGCCAGGCGATGGCGGCCAAGCTGCGGGACGGCCTCGGCCTGGCGCAAAACCGGGAGCCCCTGTTCGCGCAGAACATGGGCCTGGTCTCGGTTGGCCAGCTGAGCCGCGGGCCGGAACTGGTCAAGAACAAGTGGCTGCCGAAGGTCGACCTGCCCTTCGCGATCCGTCGCGAGATCCGGCGCTGCTACCCCGTCCTGAACCTGATGAGCGGTCAGATCACGCTCCAGGCGGACGCGGGGCTCGACCCCATCACTGTCACGCCCACCGCGCCCTGAGGGAAACCGAAGATGCG